GAAACGTATAGCCGTGCAATGAACGATATCATTAAATCGAAGGAAGAACCCGTCCAAGACATCAGTGGTACAACCCCAAGTACTGCTGACGAAAGCCGTGCCAGCTTCGGGAAGGCACCGGGAGAAGGCTTCCAATCCAAACCAATTCAAACGAATCAATCAATGAAGAAAAATTCGAAAGTTAACAGTTCTCAACGTAGAGCTGCTGAAAGGAAAAATGAGCGAGATGACAAGGCGAATGTCAGTAATCACGCAGTCAAGAATGGCCTATCCGGAGGGATGAGGTTCAAGTTTAACAAGAAATCGAAATTGACCTATGACCAACAGAAGGCGAATTTCGAGGCCATGTTAAACCCCGTACAAAAAGCAAACAACAACCCGCAGGATTTTCCGAACAAGTGGCGACAAGTCGCCGCAAGGAACAAAAGGAAAGATGCAAAATCTGCAACTCAAAGGCAGTGTGCTTTTACGGGCCGACAATATATTGCTACAAATGCTACTCAACGTCTTATCGAGAAGAGGAATCAATCAATCCACCATCTGAGGATGGAAAACCAGACGATAAGGAGGGAACTCCAATCCCTCAAAGAGTGTATAAACGATCTCACCAAGCTATTGCGAGGCGGGAAACAGCAAAACTTAAGAAAACCAACGCTAAACTCCACCAAAAGCGGAGAGAGCTCCTCAAAGAAATCGAGGACCTCGGAGGTTGGTACAATGTCGGAAATGAACTCAGAACGCTTTACAACCAGGCAAAGTCTGGATCCACTAAAGAGGACACAATCCTTGCAATGTCTCTCATACAAAGATGCTTTGCTGAAGCATTTGAACGTGAAGCCGAAGAGTATAACTCGAACCTCCAGTCTGAAACTGAACACCAAGCAAGAGCGGAAGCATATGATGAATTCCACAGAGCAATCGACAAGCGCAATGAGGAATATCTCAAGCGGAAGCGAGAGGAACAAGCAAACGAAAGGGTGTCAGAAAGCGGAGAGTCGTGGACATCAAGCGCAGAACGTTTCAACGAAGCGTTCGCGAATGACTACACGGCACTCGACGGATGGAACCCAAGTGATTAAAATGGAAAGTAAAGGAACAGCCCCGGAAACTCATTTAACTGACTCCGGGATGCAAACCGAGGAAGTGGACAATGAAACCCGAGACACCATCGTTGATGATGTCAGGCTTATCAACCAAGGTTTATCCGAGGAAGATAGCCTACCGAAACCCATGATAGCTACAAAAATAGCAAATAAGGGTAAGGAGTCGGGAAACAGGTTCAAAAGAAATCTTTTAAAACAAAGAGAACCTGTTTTACAGTTGCCTCTAGGAGAAATTCAAGAGGAATTGATCTCATATTTGAGAATCAAGGCTGGCTTTCATGCCATGGATACAATGATGATCCGAAGATTGTTCCAACACGCCGAAACGTGGGCCGATAAATACTGTAAAGAATTGTCCTGGCAAGAAAAAGAAAGATTGATCGCCGATGGAGTAGTAACGGCCATGGTACCATCAGAACATATGATGGTCTTAAGACAGAAACTCAAAGACTCAGATGTACAATCTAAGTTACATAAAGCTTCTGATATGGCCAAGGGTGATTTGGGTAAGAGAAACTTCTTTGGTAAGGAGATTTCCCTACCCACGGCCAGTAAATAAGAAATTGGCAGGCACCCAAGCATGGGAATCTGCTTAGGCAGTTTGGAACCATCCAAGCTGATCAAAGCTAAGATTTTAAACATTAAGACCGACCCATGCCAACATAAAACCTATATCTATCCCTTAATAAACCCACCACCAGGAATAGATCACCAAACGCAAGTTGTCTATCAACCATGTCAATTAAATGAACTACATAGTTTAAATAAGAGGCATTTGGTTTTCCATAAATGGCCCAAAGAACAACTAGTCAACGAAGCCATCCAACATACAAAACAACTATTGAAGGATGGTGAAAATGTACAACCAATAACACCAATGGAATATGCAATGACTAGAAAAGGTGCTAAGAGACGCAGATACCAACAGGCTGCTGAAGAACTAGACTATTATGGAATGAAGCCATCAGCTACCAATGTCACCGCTTTCATTAAGATTGAAAAGTGGGACAGAGAGGTAGCTATGGTGAAAAGTCCAAGAATGATACAGTACCGTCATCCAACATATGTATCAACTATAGCTAGTCGACTCTACCCTTTTGAAGAAAAGCTTTGGGAAACTGAGCGCAACGGGTGTCGAGTCTTTGCGAAAGGACTGGACTCATACCAAACAGCTGCCCAGCTCAGGATGAAATGGGAAAGATGTGATAGACCGATAGCCATAATGAAAGATTTTTCCAAGTTTGATTCTTGTATCACTTTGCCCTGGATTAAGGGTGAAAAAGAGATATATGAGTTAACTGGAACAATGGATGAAATGGACTATCAATTCAACAACACTTGTAGTACTGTAAACGGTGTCAGCTATAAATGCGAAGCAAGAAAGATGAGTGGAGAGTATAACACCAGTTGTGGTGACTCAATTGTAAATTGGTCAGCAACGGATAAAGCTTTTCACATGATAACAGGTCATTATCGGTATTATCCAAATATTAATGGTGATGATGATGTTATGATAGTTGACGAATCAGAAATTGGTGACATAGAAGAGTTTCTGCCTAAATTGATTGAAAATTTAGAGCTTCTGGGATTCAAGACTGACGCTAGTTATACCAGAACTTTTGAGGAGATTGAGTTTTGTCAATCTCAACCAGTTGAGGTCGAAAGTAACATCTGGAGAATGATACGTAAACCTGCTAGAGCAATCTCTCGTGATTGTTACTCGGTAAGGAAATACGGTGGAACAGCTTGGTACAGGCTAGCAGCTAGTCTTGGTTATTGTGAGTATGCACTCAACGATGGAGTACCTGTACTCCAAAGTTGGGCAAAATATTTGCAAAGGTCAAGTAAAGGGAAGAAAGTACTCAACCAAGAAATAGAATATAGGGTAAAAGTTGAAATTAAAAATAAAACCAAATACCGAACAACCATTGACCCAGTCGCTAGGGAATCATTTGCGATTGCTTTCGGTATAGAACCTACTCAACAAATAGCGATCGAGTCCTGGCTCGACAACCAGGAGTCGCCTGAACTGTTGCCGTACAGTGAAGGTTATTGGGGCTGAGCCTACAAATCCAAGGGTACATAGTTTAAAG